GGTGGTCGTTGTCGGCGGCTGGTAGCCGTCTTGCGACCATGCCAGCGTCACCGAGCCCGTCGGCACCGTCATGTTTGTCTCGTGCTGGTACGAGCTGACGCGCAGTGTGTAGGTGCCGGCGGCAGGCGTCAGGTTCAGTTTCGCCGAAAAGCAGTCGCCGACCTCGTTAAAGTTGCCGTCGTCATCTCGGGCGACCTCGCCGGTATCGCTGTAAAGGATGAGGTACGGGTCGACGTGCTCGGCGAAGTCCCAGCCGGCGCAGTCACGGCCTGACGAGGCGGTGACGTAGAACAGCGTTTCGCCGTCGAGGGTGACCTGATAGTCGACGTACGGGGTGTCAGCTGACAGCGCAACGGTGGCTGGCACGCTCAGCACGGGTGTCGGTGCGAAGAATGCGAGCAGGTAAGTGGCTGCGAGCAGGGTGCGGCTGGTGCGGCGTGCCAGCGTTGCGGCGCGCACGTTAGTCGGCGGCTTCGCTCGGATTTTTACGGCTGTGCGTCGGCGTCATCTTTCGAACGTCCGACAGCGCGTGCGATCCACGCGTCGTATTGTTCTCGTGTCATCGGCACAAGCTCGTCGCCGATCTGACGTGTTGCGCTGTCGAATGGTGTCAGCGCCTCAAGTTCGTCCTGCGTCCATTCAGCCATCGGTCACTCCGTACACTCGAAACTCGCCGCCAACCCAGGTGCCAGCCGTCACCTCAAACGTTACTGAGGTGAACTGATCGGTTTCGAAGTAGCAGCCGTTCACGTCGTACCCTCGAAGACTGCCGGCTGATTGCGACCAGGTCGTGTATCCAGCAACCTGCGGCGCATACAGCATGACGTCGATATTGGGCAATCCGGCTGATGCGCTCGTGAAAGCAATCGGCATCGGCGGCTGATTGTTGTAGTTTGTGAAAACGGCACCAGCGTTGAACTTGCGCGACGTTGTGCTGCCGTAATACTTGCTTGTGTGGCTGCCGCCGCTGCCAAGCTCCATTTCAATATCGTCGCCGGTCGTCGAGCAGTCAAGGCTGTAGCCGATGATGCGGTAATGATCGAAATCGGACGAAAATGCGCTGGTGATTGTGACGCTTGTCGGCGTGCCAGAGATTGTTTGAGTTTTGACGTGATACAGCCCGATGGAGTTCATCGCTGCGGCGGTCAATGTCTCGCCTGAAACAAACGGGTAGGTCATGGCTCTATCCTAGTTTGTTCGTGTCGAGCACGCCGCGCTCCGTGTCGTCGAGAATAAAGGCGAGGTAGACGGATTGCGGGCGTAGCTTGAGCGTGACGGTCGTGTCGGCTGGTGTGGCGTCAATGCTGCGGCCAGCAATGATGACCTCGTCGGTGCGGGAGCTGCCGCCAGTCGGGGTGTAGGTGACGCTGCCGGTGTTCCACCAGCCGACGGTGACGTCGAGCAGGCCACGCCACTTCGCCACGTCAGCGTTGCGGGATTGCACCATGCTGTCGCTGACCTGCAACGACGCCGCTGTCATGTCAAAAGTTTCTTTGTACGAGTAACGATTGACCCACAGCTGCGCCGTTTTAAGAGCCTGGGCGTCATCGACCGACGACGTCTGATAGGTGCGGTTTCGGGTTCCGTAGCGTTCCTGCGAGTCGGTGTCGCTGTACGTTTGGGCTGTGCCGCCGTTGAGCGCTGTGATGTTGGCAGCGTTTGTGATGAGGTCGACGTGAAAGTCACGGACCAGCGACCGGAAAGGCAGCTGCCCGGTCGGCATCGGGTCGTTTTCGGTGAACACAAACACGTCGCCGGTAGCGAGCACGCCAGCTCGAGCTAGGCCGTCGACGGTAAAGCCGGTCCAGGCGTCAGCGGCAAAATAGGTTCCGTCGGTGTCGAGGATTGTCGGGAACGCTACGGTCTGCTCGTTTGGCATGACGCTGTTGTTAATGACGTCGCCGAGGTTGTAGGTCGCCGAGGGCAAGTCGTGCGGCACGTCGTTCGCCGAGTCGTTCAGCTCGTGCCAGTAGGCGCGCATCGACGACAGGCCGAGCGTGGGGACCTGGCAGCGCCCGAAACCTGGGTTTGTCATGTGGTACAGCTGATATGCCGTGTTCGTGCCGACAAGCGAGAACGTTTGCGTTTCTTGCCGGCCGATTACCTGGAACACGTCGAGGGCGGTAAGGGTGACGGCGCTGTTGCCGTTGCCGTCGTCGGTCATTGCAAAGTCCGTGATGACGCCGTGAAACACGGGTTTTGTGACGCTGTCGACGGTTGCCTCAAGGAATAGACCCGAGGTGAGCCAGTCGACGTTGGCGTAGGTGCCTGAGCCGCCAGGCGTGAGTGCGCCGTCGGAGTTGTCGAGGGTGACGGTGGCCTGACCGGTGCCGAGCTGACCGGGGTCGCATTGCTGGTCGATTGACAGGCCGAGAGTGCGGCTGGCGTGGTCGGTCAGCGACAGCGATGCGCCGCTGTACCGGCCGACCTTTACGGCCCACGTCGTGTTTTGTGCCATCAGTAGCGGGCCGATCCGACCGGGACCGGGATTGCGCCACGCCGGCGCACGTAGTCCTGCAGGGCTCGCACGACGTCGTCGCCGTTGCTGCCGGCCGGCATGTTCACCGTCACGTTGAATGTGCCGCCGCCGCCGGCCATACCGTCGAGGCGGTTGTTGTTAAGGATCGTGCCGGAACCGGTCGGGACGAACAGTTCGGGGCCGGTTTCGCCGACGATGTACGGGCTGCCAGCGCTGACGGGGCCGCCAGCAGCGAGGCCAGGCACAAAGCTGCTCAGCCCAGACAGCAGGCCGCTGCCAGGCAACAGACCGGCAATCGCGCTACCGACGCTTCCGCCGACTGACTTGATGCCGTCGACAATGGCGTCGACTAGGTCTTTGCCAAGCTGCAACGCGCCGTCGGCGAGTGCTGAAGCTGCGTCAGCAATCAAAATGCCGAGTTCTTCCAGCACGTCAGGGGCCACGTCAATGACCCAGTCGACGAGCGCAGCGGCCCAGCGTGCAGCAAGCAAGATGAGGGTCGGCAGCGCCCTCGTGAGCATCCATTTACCGACCTCAATAAGCAGCTTGACCAGTTCACGCAACAGCGGCGGGATCAGCGGCCCGACCCATTCAAGAAAAGCTTTTGCCCATTCGCCAAGCTTGGTGACGATCATCTCAAGGCCGACGTCGATAAACCAATTCGCGAATTCTGCGATCAGTTCCTTAAGTTTGCGGAAGAACGGCGGGATCAGCGGACCGATCCAGTCGACAAAAGCGTTTGCCCATTGGCCGAGCTTGTCGATGATGACGGGCAGAGCGTCGTCGATAAACCAGTTGCCGAACCGGAGCAGCAGGTCGCCGAGGGCGGCCAAGAACGGCGGCCCGACTTGCCTGACCCAGTCCACGAACCCTCGAGCCCACACCCCGAGCTGCGTGCGGATCATCGGCCACGCGTCTTTAATGCGTTGAGACACGTTTGAGATCACGCCGCCAAGGCCGTCGTCCTCAAACACCTGGATCAGCTCAACAACAATGTCAGCGGCTTTGGCAAACAGCGGCAACAGTTTGCGGGCGAGCCGTTCCTGCAGCTCGCCAAACGCCGCACGCAGCCGGTTTTGTGCTGCGG